ATGTTGATACTATTCTGACTGTAACTGAGACCTTTGTTCCTGTAGGGTAACGGGTATGCAGTATTAGTAAGTACAAAACACAAGATGCTTAGATATAACTACGTGTATAATAGGGTTGCGCTGTGCAGTCCTTACATACAAAGGTTATATAACTATGCTAAACAAACTCAAAGCAGCTATCCTGCGCTTTCATCAGGGTATCGTAAAGTCTCAACAACGCCGTGCTGACTTCTTGATCTTGACTCACATGACAGATGCAGAACTGAGAGATATTGGCATTTCTCGTGGTGAGATTAAAGAGCGTTATTACGCTAAGGGATAAGGTGCTTGCTATTAAGGTTGTACTGAGTATAACTATATGCAAGCCTAATTAAAGAGGACAACTTAATGGCAAGAAATCTAACAGAGAATCAGCAAAAGTTTCTAGAAGTACTCTTCGACGAAGCTGGCGGTGACGTTGTTCTTGCCAAGAAGTTGGCAGGTTATAGTGAAAACACGCCTACACGCTTGATTGTAGAAGCACTTAAAGATGAGATCAATGACGCAACACGCACCTACTTCTCTCGTACTGCACCAAAAGCTGCTATGGCTATGGTTAACGCTTTGTATGATCCTACAGAGCTTGGCATAAAAGAGAAGATGGCTGCAGCTAAAGACTTGCTAGATCGTGCAGGACTTGGTAAAGTAGACAAAGTAGATGTTTCCTCTTCTGGGGGTGGCATCTTCTATCTTCCACCTAAAGAAGGTAATAACGAGTAACAGTGTCTTTTGATTATGATAGAGATCTAGGCTTCTGGGAGTTACCTAAGCCTAACAAGGGTAGAGAACGTGAGTGGCACGTTATAGCTAGGGTAGGTTATAGGACTATACCTTTCGGTTATGAGGTACATCCAGAGAATGAAAAGCTCCTAGTCCCTATCCCTGACCAGCTTGAAGCTTTAGAGCTTGCAAAGCGTCACTTAAAGCAGTACTCTTTTAGAGATGTATCTCGCTGGCTTTCTAAACAGACAGGCCGTTACATATCACATATGGGCCTAAAGAAGAGAGTTGAAATTGAGCGAAGACGTAAAAAAACTGCTGCAATTAAACGCAAGCTTGCCAAGCGCCTCGAAGAAACGCTACACGAGATCAAAAAACTCGAAGATCAAAACATCGGAGCCTACTCCCTCACAGGAGGTGAAGACACCTAAGCAGGTTGAAACCGTTTACGCTGAAGTTAAAGCTGCAGAGTATAACATCGAAGAAGCACAGGACGTTGTATTCAAGCCTAACGCAGGGCCACAGACAGCCTTTCTAAGCTCCTCTGAGCGTGAAGTACTCTACGGGGGTGCTGCGGGTGGCGGAAAGTCTTATGCGATGCTTGCAGACCCCTTACACGGCCTCAATGACCCTAACTTCTCTGGTCTGTTAGTACGACATACTACGGAAGAACTACGAGAGCTTATCCAGAAGAGCCAAGAACTATATCCCAAGGCTATTCCTGGCATTAAGTGGTCAGAGCGCAAGTCACAATGGACTTCACCTCGTGGTGGTAGACTCTGGATGTCTTACTTGGATAAAGACATGGACGTTATGCGCTACCAAGGTCAGGCGTTTAACTGGATTGGCTTCGACGAACTTACTCAGTGGGGTACTCCCTACGCTTGGAATTATATGCGTTCACGACTACGTAGTTCTAGTAAAGAGTTAGGTTTGTATATGCGAGGTACAACTAACCCTGGTGGCGCTGGGCATAGTTGGGTTAAGAAGATGTTTATTGACCCTAGCCCTGCTGGTAAAGCTTTCTGGGCTACGGATATTGAGTCTGGTGAAACCATTACGTTTCCTAAAGGCCACAGTAAAGAAGGTGAGCCTCTATTTAAGCGTAGGTTTATTCCTGCAAGTTTGTTTGATAACCCTTATCTGTCAGACTCTGGTGACTATGAAGCTATGCTTTTGTCCCTTCCTGAGCATCAGCGTAAGCAGCTTCTAGAGGGTAACTGGGATATTAACGAGGGTGCAGCGTTTCCTGAGTTTGACAGGAACAAGCATGTAGTAGAAGCTTTTGACATTCCAGAGTCTTGGCCTCGGTTTAGAGCCTGTGACTACGGGTATGGTTCCTTCACTGGTGTTTTGTGGTTTGCTGTATCACCTGCTGAGCAACTTATCGTGTATAGAGAGTTGTACTGTTCTAAAGTTACTGCTTCTGATCTAGCAGATATGATCTTAGACTTAGAAGCGGGTGATGGTAAGATACTATATGGTGTTCTTGACTCCTCCTTGTGGCATAACAGGGGTGATACTGGTCCTAGCCTTGCAGAGCAGATGAACATGAAGGGCTGTAGATGGAGGCCTTCTGATAGATCTAGAGGCTCTCGTGTCTCAGGTAAGAACGAAATACACAGACGTTTACAGGTTGATGAATATACAGAAGCCCCACGTCTCGTATTCACTAGCAATTGTACTCATACTATAGCTCAAATCCCATCTATACCTCTAGATAAGCGTAATCCAGAGGATGTAGATACAAACTCAGAAGACCACCTCTATGATGCCTTGCGCTATGGTATTATGACTAGACCACGCAGCAAAAGCATATGGGATTACGATCCTGCAACACAACGCACTGGTTTTCAGGCTAGTGACACAACATTTGGATACTAAGTATGGCAGAAAATGATGAAATGATGTTCGAGACGGACGATGTTGTTGCAGCAGAGGACGGTAAGGACACTCTATTTACAGCAAGTAGTGTAGTTTCATACGTTACTGACAGGTTCACTAGAGCAGAAGATGCTCGTCTAGGCGATGAAGAGCGTTGGCTTAGAGCTTATCGCAACTATCGTGGCTTGTATGGTCCAGATGTTAAGTTCACTGACACTGAGAAGTCTCGTGTGTTTGTAAAGGTGACTAAAACTAAGACACTTGCTGCTTATGGTCAGATCATTGACGTACTGTTTGGTAACAACAGGTTCCCAATGAGTGTAGATCCTTCTATTCTACCTGATGGTGTCGTAGAATCTGCTCATATCAACATTGATCCTAATGCGGAACAGGCTGGTGACGCCCTTAAAGCTGTTACCTCTGATCCAGCATCTAAGCCTTACTTGATTGGCCCAGATACTAAGCTTATGCCCGGCGAGACACTTACTTCATTGAAGGATCGTCTTGGCCCACTAAAAGAAAAGCTTGCACCTATTTCTGATAAGATCATTGAGGGTGTAGGTACTACAGCTACTACTGTAACATTCCACCCAGCTATGGTTGCAGCTAAGAAGATGGAAAAGAAGATCCACGACCAGCTTCAAGAGTCTGGCGCTTCTGTTCACCTTCGCTCTATGGCGTTTGAGATGGCTTTGCTTGGCACTGGTGTTATGAAGGGTCCATTTGCTGTAGATAAGGAGTATCCTAACTGGGACGAAGAGGGCAACTATGAGCCTCTCATTAAGACTGTACCTGAGTGTAGTCATGTCTCTGTATGGAACTTCTACCCAGACCCAGAAGCATCATCAATGGCAGATGCAGAGTATACTGTAGAGCGTCACAAGATGTCTCGCACACAGCTACGTGCATTGAAGTCTCGCCCATACTTCATGAAAGAGGCTATCGGTACAGCTATTGATAGAGGTGCTGACTACATCCAGAAGCACTGGGAACAGGCTATGGAAGATGCCTCTACTCAACCAGAGTCAGAGCGTTGGGAAGTCCTAGAGTTCTGGGGTTTTGTAGATGTTGATATTCTTGAAGAGAATGGCATCAAGATCCCTAAAGAGTATAAAGATCTTGATGAGCTTAATGCTAACGTATGGGTGTGTAACGGCGAAGTGATCCGTCTTGTGCTTAACCCATTCAAACCTGCACGTATTCCTTACTACGCCGTACCATATGAGCATAACCCTTACAGCTTCTTCGGTGTAGGTATTGCTGAGAACATGGACGATACTCAGACGTTGATGAACGGCTTTATGCGTATGGCTATTGATAACGCTGCAATGTCGGGTAACTTGATCATTGAAGTAGATGAGTCTAACCTAGTTCCAGGACAAGATATGTCTATCTACCCAGGAAAGATCTTCAGGCGTCAAGGTGGCGCTCCAGGACAGGCTATCTTTGGTACGAAGTTCCCTAACGTAGCACAAGAGAACATGCAGCTTTTTGATAAGGCTCGTGTACTGGCTGATGAGTCTACAGGCTTCCCTAGCTTTGCACATGGTCAGACTGGTGTGTCTGGTGTAGGTCGTACTGCTTCTGGTATCTCTATGCTTATGTCTGCAGCTAACGGTTCTATCCGCACTGTAGTTAAGAACGTAGATGACTACCTGATCAAACCACTAGGTAAGTCTTTCTTTGCATTCAACATGCAGTTTGACTTTGATCCTAGCATTCGTGGTGACTTGGAAGTTAATGCTTCAGGTACAGAGAGCCTCATGGCTAACGAAGTACGCTCCCAGCGCTTGATGCAGTTCTTGCAGGTAGCACAGAACCCTGTCTTGGCTCCTTTCGCTAAGATGGACTACATCATTCGTGAGATTGCTAAGTCTATGGATCTTGACCCAGCTAAGGTTACCAACTCTATTACTGATGCAGCTATTCAGGCAGAGATCCTGAAAGGGTTCCAATCTGCACAGCAACCTCCTGCAGGTGGCCCAGCGCCACAGGGACAGGGTCCACAGGGCGTTCAGGACTCTTCTGGTGGGGGTGGTTCACAAATAGGTGTAGGTACTGCTCCAGCACCAGGAGAAGATGGGTTCAGTGGCAATGTCGCTTAAAAAGCTAGTCAATGATAAAGCTATCTGGGATGCGCTTATTGAGGAGTTAGATGGGCGCATCTCTGGTACACATAAAACCTTAGAGAGTTTGACGGATACTTCTGAGATATATAGATGTCAGGGTTACATCCAAGCTTTACGGAAACTAAAATACTTGAGGGATGTAGTCAATGGCTGATGATACGGGTGTAAAAGACCAAATGACTGGACTATTAGGTAGTACTGAAGAGGAGTGGTCAAACTATACGAACAAACTTGCTTCTGAGTCTGAACCCCTACCAGAGACTACCTTTAGAGATGTAGCTACCTTCGTTGGTGAGATGACACCTATTATTGGTGATGCTATGGCAGCTAAAGATGTTTATGATGAGCTTAACAAAGAAGAGCCTAATTATTACTTAGCAGGGGCTTTAGGTGGGGCTACTATTGTAGGCCTTGTCCCCGGCTTAGGTGATGCTGCTTCTGCCGCCATTAAGAAGGGTGCTAAAGAAGTATTTGATGTAGCTAAGCGGGTAGAGGTCAATCCTAATGCTATGGGTTCTATGGGTGGTAACATCTCCTTGAAACCCAAAGAGGTAGACCTTCCAGATATAGAATTACCTCCCGCTGAAAATGCAGCTAGAACACAGATTGCAGGTACGTTACCTACATATAAAAAAGCAGACACCCTTTTAAATGATGCAGTAGGGGAGGGTAGAACTCTAGACTTTGGGGCAGGATTGGGTTTATCTAAAAAAGAGCTAGGCTTTGATACATATGAGCCATTCCCAAAAGCAGACTTTACACCTGATTTTATTTCTCCAGAAGATATTCCATCTAACTCATACAAAAAGGTTACAAACCTAAATGTTCTAAACGTAGTACCTCGTGAGGTTAGGGATGGTATAGTTATGGATATTGGCCGTATTCTTGAACCTAATGGTGTAGCTGTAATAACTACTCGTGGTAGAGATGTAATGGCTGCTAAAGGTACTCCTGGACCTGAGCCTATGTCTATCATTACATCTATGGATACATATCAAAAAGGTTTTACTCAGCCTGAACTTAGATCCTATATAACAGAGGTTTTAGGTAATGGTTTTGAAGTAGCAAACAACAAGCTTGGTGCTGCTGGTGTTACAATACGTAAGCTACCTACAGAAACTAATGATACAGGATTCGCTGAAGGTGGCCTTGTTAAAAAGAGACAGCAATATGCAGAAGGTGGATTAACAATGGATGATCAAATGGAAACAGTGTTTAAATCCTCTAGAGCAGAAGTAGATCCAGTATCTGGTAATGAAGTACCTCTAGGTGCTAGACCTGAAGAGGTTCGGGATGATATCCCAGCTAACCTCAGTGAAGGTGAATACATTGTACCTGCTGATGTTCTACGCTACTATGGCGTTAAGTTCTTTGAAGATCTCCGTATGCAAGCTAAGCAAGGCTGGCAAGAGCTAGACGAAGGTGGTCGTGTAGGTGGTGAACCTTCGGGTATGGAAATGGGTGAAGACGAACTTCCATTTGATATCAGTGAGTTGCAGACTATTGATGATTCACAGATGGGTGAACAGCCTGAGATGAACATGGGCGGTTACATTAAAGGTTATGCTGATGGCGGTGTAGTAGACGTTGATATGGCTGCACTACAGGAAGAGTTTCCAGATGCATTTACGACTGCTGGAAAAGGTTCTGGGCAAGAGTATCGCACTTACACCAATGCTGAAGGTATGACACTCTCTGTACGCTTTGTGAATGGTAAGCCTATGTCATCTATCCCTGCAGGTTATACAGCTTCTGGTGAGACTGCTGCTGAAACTGCTGCACCAAAGCGTGAACGCAAAGATCGTGACACTCCTACCCAACAACAGCCTGTAGAACGTAAGGACTGGGCTACTGCTGATGCTTCTGAGTTCGGCACTTACCTTGATCAGAAAGATAGCCTATTAGGCAGAGGCGTTAGAGCTATTGCTGGCGGTATTAACCCTCTTATGGGCGCTCTTATTAGTTATGCAGGTAACGCAGAAGACAAAAGAGTTATGGAAGCTCTAGATAACCGCCTTGCAGCTATTACAGACCCTAAAGATCCAGAGTATAAAAAGCTTATGGACATGAAGTCTAGATTTACTGCTGCTAATGAAAAAGATACAATGAAGGATAAAGTAGTACGTGGTACTGGTATCTATGGTGGCGGTAAGAGCATGACTGATGGTCTAGTTGATACCAGCGGTGATGGTAAGACGAACTTTGGTGATACATATCTTGGTGACCTACTTGGCTTCGACGGTTCTATGGGCGTAGACGCTAAAGATAAAGATGGTAACAAGATTGGTATTACTGAGTCTGTTGGCGGCGGCAGAAGAGATATGACTAAGAAAGACACATCTCCAGCACCTTCACTCCCTGCGTCATCACCTGAAGCTGCTACTGCAACAAGCGGGTCTGCCCCAAAAGTCACAACTACTTCACTCCCTGCGTCATCGTCTAGTACTACTACTAAGTCTACCAATAGCCTTTCAGGTGCCACAAGTTCAGGCAGAAGCGGAGACGGTAGCCGTGATAAAAAAGAGAGCTACGACGATAAGATTAGCAGAGGTGGCGGCTTCATGCATGGCGGCTATGTCAGCAAGAAGTCTAAAAAGAAGTAAAACTACCAAACAAAACCAACTATAAGGCTACCCAGCAATAGTGCTGGCCCCACATAAAAGGACTACAACATGTCAGAAGCACAAATGCAGACTGATTCAGTTTCACATCGCCGCAACCAAGCTCGTGTAGATCGTGACGAGGCTGAACTACAAGCACTTCTAAAAGAGAGTGGCTTAGTAACTGAGGAAGAGACAGATGATAGCGTACAGCAAGAAGCCACAGAAGCAACTGAGGAAGAAGCCGTTGTTAGCCAAGAAGTCAGAACCTCAGAAGAGCCAGAGCAAGAAGAAGCCTCAGAAGAAGGGTTAAGTGCAGAAGAGAAGAGCTTTAAAAAGCGTTACTCTGACATTCGTAAGTACATGCAAGAGAAAGACACAGAGTATAAGCGTGAGATTGAAGAACTCAAGACACGTCTAAGCAACTCTGCACAAACCTCTCTTGAAGAAGT